TGTATTGCTTTCAAGCGCTTTGATAACGCGCCAGTCAGACTCAGCCAACTTAGCGTCGCGGCTTTGGCGTACAGACTTGGCTTGCTCAGCGTCTTTGGTGGCTTTGTATTCTGCTTCATGTTCAGCAGCGGTCTTGGTCACGCCTTCAATGGTTGTATCTGTAAACACAGGGCCAAGGATGTACTTTGTGTACCACTTGCCGTCAATTTGCTCAACGCCATCGCGTTGGCTGTATTGGTAGACAGTACCGCCAGACGCCTGTGGGCCTTCCAAAACTACATCACCACCAAATTCATTGATCAGTTCTTCTGACAATTGCTGTGGCATGGATGTGTTGGGGAACATTGCACGAAATTCACTTTCATACATTACTGCGCCTGATTCACGAATACGAATTTGCATGATTTTTCCTTACGCTATCGCCAAAAAGATGTAGCTTGCGCCATTTGTATTAATTGCCGCCAAGATTGAAGCATTAACAGCAAAGCCTGTTGAAACTGTAGTAACAGAACCAAGTGTTGCAGATTCTGCGGCTGTGCTATTCAACAACAAATATGGGTCTGTCAATGTAGTCATGCCACGGGCTGTGTCATACACATACCAGTCGCCAGTTGAGTCTGTACGCTTGATAAGCACAAACCTAGCACCACCAGTAAAACCACAGTTAATGGTTTGGGTTGTTCCATTTCCTGTAAACGAAAATACTTTGGAAACACCGGGGCAGGTTGCGAATAAGTAGGCAACGTAATTATTACCAGTATTGTTTACATTACTATTATCATTTACAGTAAATGTTGTAGAAGAACCCGCAGTAATATAGGTTGCACCTGAGTTTGGAAAAGCAGCGTCAGTTAGGTTTAGAAAGGCAGTATTAGACCAAGGAAGAACACTTCCACCAACAATCCAATTCTTTACTGCTGATCTGTTTTTAACAATTACAAACGCAGGCTCAACTCCTAAATTATGAGTAACTTGCCTATTATTTGTGCTATCACCGGTATAGCAAACCTCATCAAAGAAGCTGGGGGCACGTCTGAAGTTTTCATAAATAATTGATTGACCAGATGACCACCATCCGTTATCTATATATCCAGTATTATTATCAAAACCTAAACCAGCACCACTTCCTGTAGATTCAGCCGCTGTTGATGTTGACAACAAATAATTGTATGAAGTTGCACTACCACCTCGCAATCTATCCATCCAATTTGCACCAGTAGCACCCCTATTTCTGTTAATAGATAAATCAACAGGGAAGTTCGTTGTTACAGTTCCACCACCAGATTGAGCCACAGGCGCAAACACCTTAGTCGCATCCGTAGGCACTTTCATCGGGCCTCTACGAATGGCTATGTAGATGAATGTAGTGCTTGGTGCGCTGTTGTATTCAAAGCCTGTACTGGTAAGACCGTATGGTGGGCTATCCAACTCAGCAGAACTGGAGTTGGCGTTTAAGTACCTTGAGCTTGCACTGCCAGCGCCAGCTACAAACCCACGCATATTGTCAACAATTTGCCAATTGGTAACTGCGCTAGAGCCTTTGACCATCACCCACTGAGGTTCGTAGCCAAGGTTGACTGTTGCCAAACCGCTGCCGTTACTGGTAAACGACCCACACGAAATCACATTGTCTGTACCAGTCAGACCGAAACCACCGGCGTTACTTGCAAACAAATACGCAACATAGTCATGCCCCGTGTAATTGACTTGATAGTTATCTCCCAATGTGAACACAGTTGATGTTGGGGTTGTGTTATTCCAGCTTGGGTCTGTTCCTGCGTTTGTAGAAGAATTAAGCACCAATGTTTGGGTGTTGCCTAATGACTGATGGTACACATACCAAGGGCCGCCCAACAAATCTCTAACAATCATGCACCCCGGAACTGAACCTAAATTATGTGCTACTTGACGGCCAGCAGTGGAGTTGCCTGTGTATGTGACGATGTCAAAGAACTTTGGTTGCTTGCGGAATGTCCATGAGACAAAGTTATATGGCGAACCATTATTTCCTGCTGTGCTACCTAAAGTAAACCCAGTTGAGTCAAACGAAGTAACACCTGTATAAGTTTGTTCAGCAAGTGTGTCGTTTGAATATAAAACTTTTGTTGCGCCTCGTACTGTATCGTATAGCGAGTTGTAGAAAGTGTTATTACGACATTTCAACCATGTCATTCCACCTTTACCAGCCAAGTCAATTCCGTTGTTAATAGTGGTTGTAGAGCCGTTGCCTGTGTAAAGGTACGTTGAAAACACGTCCTCAATGTAGTTAGCAGCCGTTGCGACAACGCCTTTAGTTTTACCAGCAGCAAACATTTATCAGTCCCTTAGATCAATAGTTCTGGCCGACAGTTACGCCATACCAGTTTGTGCCGTCAGCAAAGAATGAATAAATATCTTGTTTGGAAGCTGTTGCTGTAATTGTGGGTGCAGTGCCGCCTGGCCATACAACTGTTGACCATGTCACAGTGCGTGAGCCAGTAGCATCTTGTTTGAGCAACAAGATAAAAGACTTGCCGCTTGTAGCCGTAGGCATTGTGATAGTTGCGTTGCCAGTCAACGTGATGATCTGCACAGTGCCGTTGGTCAAAGCCAAAGTGATGGCAGTGCTTGAATTAGCGCTGTAAGGCGTTTCAACGTAGTTGGTAACTGTTGGGTTTGTCAGTGCTGCGCTGGTGTTAAACACCAACGATCCAGAACCAGTTTCGTCAGAAACAGCCGCAAGCAAATTAGCGCTTGATGGTGTGGTCAAGAAAGTGGCAACGCCAGTTCCAAGACCAGACACGCCTGTGCTAATTGGCAAACCAGTTGCATTGGTCAGCGTGCCAGATGACGGTGTACCAAGAGCGCCGCCATTAACCACAGGGGCGCCAGCAGAGCCGACATTGACTGCCAAAGCAGTTGCCACACCAGTGCCCAAACCAGACACGCCAGTAGCGATTGGCAAGCCAGTCGCGTTGGTCAATGTGGCCGATGTGGGAGTGCCCAAAACAGGCGTCACAAATGTTGGGCTTGTGGTCAGCGCAACCGTTGTCCCAGAGCCGCTAACACTGTAGCTTGTACCCCAAGCCGAACCAGTCGAGTTAGGAATGCCTGCGCCTGGGTAGCTTGCCACAGCCGTGCTGTTGATTGTGATGGCAGCAGAGCCGTTGTACGTTGTACCAGAACTGAACGAAATGCCAGTGCCAGCCGTCAAGGCATTGGCCACCGAGCCAGCCGAGCCAGTGGTGTTTTGATTCAAAGTCGGCACGTCAGCCGCTTGGATCGTGGCCATCACCACGTCTGTGCCGTTGCCTCGCAAATATGAGCCGCTGGTTGTAGCGCCAGCAAATGCGTTCATGGCCGCTTGTGCAGTTGTCTGGCCAGAGCCGCCGTTGGCAATTGGCAGTGTACCAGTCACGCCGGTGGACAGGGGCAAACCAGTCAAATTGGTCGCAGTGCCGCTAGACGGTGTGCCAAGAGCGCCGCCTGGTGCAACATAATCAGTCCCTGCGGTTGCCGCAGACAAGGCCGTGCCGTTGCCTTTGACCACACCAGTCACAGTTGTAGACAAGGTGATAGCAGGTGTGCTTGTGGATGTCGCAACTGTACCGGCCAAACCATTGGCGGACACGACAGACACGTCAGTCACAGTGCCAGAGCCGCCGCCACCGCCAGTTGAATTGATCGTCTGGTTAGGCCAAGTGCCTGAAATGGTCACGTTTGTACCGGCCACCAAGCTAGGTGTCGTTGTGCCTGTACCACCGTTTGCGACGGGAAGAGTTCCAGTCACGCCAGTAGATAGTGGCAGGCCGGTCAAATTTGTAGCTGTACCGCTTGAAGGTGTACCCAATGCACCGCCGGGGGCGACATAATCAGTGCCCGCAGTCGCTGCGCTGAACGCGCTTGAGCCGTTACCCTTGACAATACCAGTCAAAGTGGCCACGCCAGTGCCGCCGTAAGGCACGGTAACTTCAGTACCTTTCCAAACGCCTGTGGTGATCTCACCAGAGTCGTTGATGATGACACCAGAATTCTGGATCACTTGACCCGTGGTGTTGTCAAAACGGGCAACAGCGTTGTCAGTAGATGACGCAGGGCCAGTCACGTCGCCAGCAGCAGAGCCAGTGGCCGTGATGGTCTGATTAGGCCAAGAGCCAGAAACGGTGATGTTTGTGCCGCCAACAAGGCTAGGTGTGGCCGTGCCGTTGCCGCCGTTGGCGACTGGCAAAATGCCAGTGGCTTCGTCGACCGGCACGTTGGTGGCGTTTGTCAGATTGATGGCCGTGGGCGTACCCAGATTGGCCGCAGTCAGCAAGTTGCTGACCGTAATTTGCTTGGTTGTGCTGCTCTGAACAAGCGGGATTTGCTCGGTTCCAGCCAGCGGTGTGGTGGCGGCTGGCAGTTGGGAAATTTTAACGTCTGCCATGCTGGCCCCTTATTCGTAAGCGATGGTGGCTGCGACTGTGCCACTGATCACGACATAGATGCCCTTGTTGGTGTACAAGCCAGGGTAAAAGTTGTGATTGGTGTTAGCAGTGGGCGTGAATGTGGCGATAACCACAGGGTCAGACGCGCTAGAAGCTGATGAGTCGTACACCGTAATTGTCGGTGTGCTAGATGCGCTGCTCACAAAGATGCCGTTAAGTTTACCTGCGTCGCGTTTGATTTGAGTCGTCGCGGAAATGGCGGTGTAGTTAGACATGATGGCTCCTTATGCCAAGAACTTCAGTTTGTAGATCGTGCGGAGATAAATCTCAATGATATTATCAATCAACTGTTGCAAAGTCGAGTCACTTTTATCACACACATCATATCTTGCCGCCTCTAAGTCAGCAAGTTGGTTTTCCAAGAACTCAAGCACGTTTTTGGTCGTCTTGGCTGAGTGCAATGTGATGGGGCCAATCAAACCATGACGGCCTTGGTAGGCTTCGGCAAACGCGTCAGCCAAGTCAATGATTTCATCATAGAACGTGCCAAGCGCCATGTGTTTGCTAAAACTGCGCGTGTTCAGGTGCGCTGAATGAGTCACATCACGCGCTAGGAACAACTGGCCTACAAAATCTGCTGCTTTCATTGTGGCATTCCTTCTTCTGGGGCCATCTCAGGCATCTGGTTCAGCATACCCTGTGACTCCAAAGCCGCTGCAACCACGCCCATGGCGATGTCTTGGATCTGCTCTTCGGTCATGCCAGCTTGGACAGCACTGATACGCTGTGTTTCTGCGCTGTATGCCTTGACTTCAGCCTCGTACGCCTTGATGTCCAAGTCGCGCGCTTCCATGGATTTTTGCACGTTTTGGAGCATGTTGTACATGTTCTCCATCTCAGCGCCCATGGCTTGAATCTGCTGCTCTGCGGCCTGCAACTCAGGTGACTTGTCATCGTCTTGCAAGATCTTAGGATCAATGGTCTTGGCAAAACGCTTAGACATTTCCTGAGCGCCTGGCCAGTCCATGTTCTTGACAAACAAGTCGCCGGCCACTTGCCACAATTGTGGGTTGCCCTGCAACAGTTGAGCCATGGCTTCCAAGGCTTCTTGACGCTTGGTAGCATACCCTGGGCCAGTCGTGGCCACCACGTCGTACTTGCCGACGCCTGGGTTGTAGATCTTCTCAATCACCACGCCGTCTTGATCCACGATCGGCTTGACTGGTTCAGGCTGCTCAGGGTTGATCTTGACCATTTTCGTTTCGCCATCTTCACCAATGATGCGGGCGATACGTTGTGTGTCGTAAATCTTAGGAATGAGGTCAACAAGCTGTCTGGCCACATGGCGAACCGCACGAGTCAGGTTGTCGCCGTAGTGGTACGTGCCGACATCGCCTTCGCGCTGGCGTGCAAGGATTGCTTTACCGCTACGCTCGTTGCCGCCAAGGCCCAAAGATGCGTCATATTGACCCGTTGTGGCCTTGATGTCCTCAGAAGCGCCAGCTTTGGCTTGCAACAGGCCCGTAGAAGCCATCGGAGGCTGTGCCCGCTGGGGTAGTGGCAACACCGCGCCTTGACCGTCTGTAACGTCAGGATTGACCTCCAAATAGGGCCAATTGTTCGTGTTTGCCGTCTTCCACTTGTCTTCGTAGCCCTCAAACTGGCCGCCGTAGCCAATAAACGGTGCTTTAGGCGCCAAAGCCAGCATTTCAGCCTCTTGTGACACCCAATAGTTGTACATGCGCTGGGCATCTTTGGCGTTACGCACGAGGCCACTGACATAAAGACGACCGTCGACCTCAAATTCATTGCCCACTACGCGGATCACAGGGATCCACTTGCCTGCCCACTCTTTTTCTTCAAGAATTTCGTAGCCGTTGATCTTGCAATAACGTACTTTTGGGTTAATTGACTCGCGTGTGCGTTTGGGCTTGTTGTAGACCATCTGCAACCGCTTGTCTTCAGCCGTGCCCTCGAAGGCTGTCTGGCCGCCAGGGTACAAATTCAGCTTGGCTTTCTCGTAGTCAATGTAATAGTAGCCAGCGATGCGGACTGTGTCCTCGTTTAGCCAGTTGCTGATCGACTGATCGCCCACCCCAAGCGACTGGAGCGTGGAAATAGGCGCTGCGTCGGGGTATTGACGCTCGTATTCTGCTTTGGTCAGGTCTTCGGTGATAAAACACCACTTAGCATCCGCGCCAGTGGGGTCTTGAATCAGCGGAACGAGTTGCGTACACGGCCGATTTTGATGTCTTGATCGAAGGTGTTAGGGTCGCAATACTCGGTCATCAGGGTGATGTAACCCTCGCCGTAGGCGACTTGGTTCTCACACGCTGTGTCGTAGGCCACGTCCGCGTCACTGATGTACTCAATGTGGCGAATCATGCCGTTAAAAATCTCAGCCACTTGCACGTCAGCGTTGTCATCGACTGGGATGACCTTGGCGCCTGGGCGATTCTGCCTCATGTCGTTTGTCACTTGACGCACGTGCTGTGGCAGTTTGTTGATCGTGAGTGTCGGGCGTGCGTTGATCGTCTGACCCTGCACCGCGCCACGGGTGGCCAGCACGTCGGCAGGCCACTGCCAGTGGTTGTCGGGAGAACCAGCGTAAAAGCGCAGGTCGTCGATCTCGTCTTCACGTGACTCGGCTAAAGCAGAGACAGCCATGTCTAGCCTGCTACGTGCAACAGTCAATATATCGGAGGCGCTGTTTTTAGGCTTGCCGCCAGCCGCGACGTTAGCCGCCGCAACAATACCAGTAGGATCAGTCATTCCAAAACCCCTAAAATATGAGGCTCACGCATCACGACCAAATTAGAATTGTCGTGCTTACGCCGAAGTATACGTGATCACCGACCTTAACGTCTAGGCACAAAGGGCCAACCGCGACAACTTTGCCTGTTTCACTGTCGGAATTCTGGGGCAACACGAAAAGCGGGTGCTTTTCCATGTCGCGCTCAATGATGACGCAGTTCTGGAGTGCTTTCATATTTTATTTTCATCCAATCGATGATCACCGCACCAGTCATTTACAAACACAACAGGGTAGCCGTTCATTGTTGGGGCGTGGCGACGGCAACGGCCTAAGTGGTAAACGGAGTCAAGTTCGTCAATAGTTTCAGGCTTTGTTACTTGTTTTGGTACAAACCAAATACAAGTTTTGCAACGCATACCTTGAGAACGGTTAACCCACGGGTCTTGTGCGCTCATTTCTTACCTTTTGCTGTTTTGGCCGACTCTTTGAAGGCTTTGGCTGTTGGCGCGCCCTTGTCACCAGGGCTGCGCATTTTTTCTTTGGATCCAGCTGCGATGCGCTCGCGTTTGGCGTGAATGTTTGCGTATAGACCAGGCTTTGTTGCCATTATGACCCCATCCATGAAGTAGTCACCACGCTTCTGTCTGAATACATGCGGCGCTGCGTGGGTTCACGCGCCTCACGGTGGGCCACAGGGTAGGCGAAGGTCACTGCCAGCGCGTCAGCTGCATCTGGGGAAGCTAAACCTCGTGCTTTCATTTCCTTTTTGCCTTCCAAAAATATGGTGCCTGCGGAGTTGGGCTTCTTCATCGGGCCGATCAGGTCGGATTTGAGCTGCCGATCGGTCGGAATCGAGGCGGTTCTGAGCCATTCGCGCATCATACCCCACATCTCAGCCCGCTTATTACCCCACATAATTGGGTTTTTCGCTTTCCAGCCGAAGTTCACCCCGCGCACTTTGTACCGCTGCTCGGTGAGCCTGTCAAGTATCCCGTACCCAAGGCCACCCTCGTCGATAACGGTCAGCGCCGGCTTGTATTCCTCGATGGCTTCGATCACGTGACCCACGACGCTCATGGTGTCCTCGCCTTTTAGGCGTTTGATGGCCACTAAATCACGTCCTTGGCGCACCAAGATGACGGTGGAGTCCATGCCGCCGCGGGCTGGGTCGACTCCGATCACAATGGGTGCGGTTACGTCCTTGTAGGGCTGGCGTTTGAACGCATCTTCGACCACCACGGGCGAGATAAACTGGTCTTCGCCGGCTGCTGGGAACTCGCCGTAGACCTCGATACGCGCTTGTATGGAGTCTTCTCCGTACTCGGCGATGATTTGGTCGTATACGCTCTTATCTGTGCCTTCCACGGTTCTGGCATCGATGATCTCGTTGTCCCAAAACGCCCGTTTGGCGTTGAAACACTCGAAAAAGTACCCTGTGTTGCGCCGCGGGTTACTGAACGCAAACCAGTACCTGTCTAGGATCTTTTCTGTGAAGAAGCCCGCGGCAACTGACCAGATCGCGTCTGGAATACCGCTGGCCTCGTCAAAGATCACCATCATCCCGTCGTGGTTGTGGACACCGGCATACGAGTCTGGGTTCTCTTCACTCCACAGTTTCCCCTCAGCGGCCCAATAACGGGTACCTTTCTTCAGATCCCGCTCGACCAGCTCGGTCAGCCACTGCGCCGGAACCAGTTTAGTAGCCGACGGCTCCCACCAGTGCGAGTTGATGGCCATGGTGGCCCACTTAGTCAGCTCACCCCAGGTGACGGTGCGCAGCTGGTTCTCGCTGTTAGCCGATACGATGACGGAACTGCCTATCCGAGTTGTCAGCATCCACAGGATGAGCCAGCTCACCAGTGCCGACTTCCCGATCCCGCGGCCCGAGCTGACAGCACGCCTAAGCGCATCCATGTCCACCTGTCCGCGGTTAGCCTTGATGTGATCGGCTATCTTCCTAAGTGTTCTGCGCTGCCATGCCCGCGGGCCTTTGAAGTGCTCGAGTGGGGTGTTCTTCTGCCCCCATGGGAACGCAAAGAGCACAAACGTCTCTGGGTTGTCTGCAATCTGGGGACTCCAGAGCTGGGTCATTAAGACCTGCTCATCTTGAGGCGAGTAAATCGGTTTCTGCATTACTTAGGCTCCACGTCAATCACCTCAGCCTCGATCACCCTGGCTCTAGCCTGCGCCAGCGCATCAGTGATCGAGATCGATCCACCCAGCTCCACGGTTTTCGTCTCACCGTACTTTTTCCGATTGTGCGCACCCATGAGCCACTTACGAGTGTCGATCTTGAGCCTAGATCTGTTCACATCTTCTAGTGTGTCATCGGCATCGGCAATCTCGATGATCTCGCCAGCCATGAACTCGGTGCGCATCTCCTGCGCTTCGGTGAACAGCTGGTTTCTCTGGGGGTCTTTTTTGATCCAACGATAAAAGTCGTTGTAGTCGATGTCGCGCTGGTCATCCCGCAAGATCTGCGACAGTGACTGACCATGGGCAATTGAGTCAATGACTCGCATGAAGATGTGCTCATACTGAGCCAATGCGAGTGCTTTCACCTCAGGGGGTGACTTGGCAAGGGTGCGAGGCGCAGGGTCTAGCCAGTTGGGTAATTCGAGTTGTTGCTCGCTGTACTCTTTGTTATCGCTGGTCATTGTGACATTTGCGCCTACAGGATCGGGATTTAATGATTCCATAGTGCTGTGAATCTACCACAGGTTTGAATTGATGTCTACATACACCCAGTGGGTACAAGGGTTCTCTGAAAAAATAAAAAATTGTTCGCGGGGCCACCCAGTCTTGACCCCATCGGTCGTCGGCCCTACCCGGCCCCATCGGAACGCTGGCACGGATTATGCTTTGCGCCGCGGGATCGGTCAGCGCTGGCCACCGCCGGCCAGCGGATCACGGCGCCGCCGTGCTCCCAGGCTGCAGGCTGCAGCCGGTGAATCGATGCGGCCATGTTGCACCCAGCGGGTGGATCACTGGCCACAATGACCCAATGGGTTAGTGAATCGCTGGCCATGGGCACGTGAACCCAGAGGGTGAGGGATTGATCCGCTGGGTCATGGGATCACGGGAACCGGCGGCGAGTGCGTCAATTGTGACATCGCGCAGGCGAGGGGGCGGTTTAGACTTTTTTAAAAAGCACTTATTTTTCAGAATCCCAGAAACCCTTACCCCGCTGTAAGTCACAACTGGGTTAGGGAAAGCACCTAGATAAATATTTATCGAATAGTGTTGACAAGCTCACCCACTGGGTTATAATTCATTCACCGGCACACAAAACCGGCCCCGTAATCTGTAACAGTAATTGGAGCACATCATCATGAATAAATCAGAGATCCGCGAATTGAACAAAATCGAGCAATACCACGCCGCAGGCTTAGGCCTCGATTTCGTGGCACGTGCATTGTCTAGCTTGATCCGCGCAGCACGTACCAACAAAAGCGCCGCAGCACTGCGCGAGCACGCTGCCCGCTTAGGTGTTATCGGTCACCCTGAATTCATCGCTTGAGGGGTACATCATGAATAAGCACGCATTGACTTACATTCAAATGTATCCCCAGGCCGTTGAAGAGCCGTCAGATCTGGCCATTGTGGCCGGCGCTGCGGCGCTTGTCGCTGCGCTGGGCCTGATCCTTGTCGTTTTGTTTTCCCTGTAACCCGTAACTGTAATTGGAGAATTGACCCATGAAACTAAAATTCACCCCTGGCCCTTGGTTTGCTCGGCCTGCTATCCGAAGCGGAGAATTCAACGTCACCGCACAATCTGGGGGTTTTGCGCCCTTGGCCAAAGTCAAGGGAGACAAGCGAGGCACGAGCGCCGACGCCCTGCACAATGCTCGCCTGATGGCCGCCGCCCCTGATCTACTCGCCGCCCTGCTGGCCATGCTTGAGCACTGCCCGGATCTTGAGAAAACCGGCGAGATCGTTCACGCCGTGAAGCTCGCCCGTGCTGCCATTGAAAGGGCCGCGTAATGAAAAACGAAAACCCCGTTCTGCTGGCCGCAGCCGTTGACCGCCTCGCACTGATTAAGGCCCAGCTGGCCAACTTGAAAACTGAAGAGGATGCACTCAAGGCCGCATTGATTGACGCCGGCCAGGCGGCCATTGAAGGCCAGCTACATCGCGCCGCGGTGAGTTACTGCCCAGGCCGCGACGTGATCGATTGGAGATCTATCGCCGAGCACTTTTCACCGTCGCGCCAGCTAATCACTGCGCACACGTCAACCGGCGCCGCGTTCTACACCGTACGCGTATCAGCTCGCAAGGGGTCATGATGGAGCACACACCGAAGCTAATCGAGTTCACTGGCCGCAAACCCAGCAAGGCCCAGATTTTCAAGCGCTGCGCCGAGCTGGCCGACGCTGGCCACACCTTCATCGAAGTGCAATGGGGTGAGAACTGGTTCACCCTTGACAAGCAAGGCAACGCCGGCAATTGGTACGGCATGGGCTGGATCAAAGACATCGCAGCCGAGAGTATCGCCGCCGAGCTGAATGCAACGGATCCCGCTCGGTTCCTGAGAAATCACTTTCAAATTATCAACGTGAGGTAACCCATGAACTACGAAGACACCGATCAAGATTATGCCGAGTACACCGCCGACGATGAGCGGGCACTGGCCGACATGGAGCGCGAGATTCGCACCGCGACCAGGCGTGCCCAGCTGCGCGAACAGCTCGAAGGGAGCCAGGCATGAAATACCATTTTGTTTTGAAATCGGCGAATAGCAAAACCGGTCCGCTGCCCGTTACCTATTCGCAGCGGGAAACGTGCCCGCAGTCATGCCCACACTATCGCGCCGACTGCTACGCCGAGGATTACTACACCCGCATGAGCTGGGACAAAGTGGCCGAGAGGGGCGGGGATCTGGGCCAGCTTTGCGAATCAGTGGCCAGCTTACCCGCTGGCCAGCTGTGGCGCTTTAACGTCGCGGGGGATCTCCCAGGCGCAGGCGAGCACGTCGACGCCGCAGCACTGGGCGCCATTGTGGCCGCAAATGCTGGCCGCCGCGGGTTCACGTACACCCACAAAAAGACACCCGAGGCGCTGTACTGGGCGCAGTGCGCGAATGACTGGGGGTTCACGGTTAACCTAAGCGCTGATGATGCAGGCGAGGCCGACGCGCTGGCCGCTGTATCCCGCTCACCCCTCACGTGCATCGTGCCCATGGACACCCCAGAAAAGACCGAAACCCCAGAGGGCCGCACAATCATTGTCTGCCCAGCACAAACCCGCGACGATATAACGTGCGCGACGTGCGGGCTTTGCGCCCGTGCTGACCGCCGCGTGATTATCGGATTCCGCGCCCATGGATCCAAGGCCCGCGTTACCGACGCGCTGGCCCGCCGCGTAATCCCAATTATGAAAGCCTGAAATTATGATCAACCTT